GAAATCATCATACATTGTTACCATAAATAATGGGGTTTCTAACTCTTTTGACATTTTTTCTCTTTTTCTTAAAATAAAATGTCTTACTAACTTTTCATCAGCTCTAATTTCTTGATGATTTTTAGTAAAAACTTTCCAAAAGCTCTTTTCTGCTAAATCTAAAGACTCGTATTCCATCAAGCCTAAATCAACAAAATTCTTAACATTTTCTGCAACAAATGCAAAAAAATCTGATTTCTTATCATTAATATTATCAATATCTTCTGGTTCAAAACTATAGTTTTCCATTATATATTTAAAATAAATACAACTTGATTTTAAATATGTTTAATTTAATTAATTTTCTATTTTCCCATTTTTTTTACTACATAAACATTTGCTAAAAGAACCAGATTTTCTAAATATCCAAAAATATTTTCCTTATTTGATTCAGACAATTGTATAAATAAATGTTTAACTATTAAAAGTACTTCTGCAAATTTATTTGATTGATCAATTTCTTCTTCCATTTTATAAAAAAAATTATAATCCTTTGATGATATTTTATCTACAAATGTCTCATTTCCAACTGCAAATATATAACCTGCAAACATATCAGCACCTATATCTCTATTTGAATTAATACCTGTTTCAATTAATGATTTATATGTTAAAAGTTGAGAGTAACTAGATGAATCTATATTCATTTTTGACAAGATTTTAACAAGTTCTGATAAAAATGTTGTAAGTTCACTATTAAATAAACTTACAACTTCATCTTTTGATAAGGACATTAACTGATCCATCTGTTTATATAGATAATTATCTATACATTTTTAAATAACTTTATCTAACGAATTGTTTATTTAAACTTAATATACTATCTAAATCCCCAGTTCTTGATTCTAAAAGTTCTAATAGTTTTTTATCTTGTATATCTTTTCTTATTTTTGAATCAACTATAATTTTATTAATATCTTCTGTAATAAAAATTTTATTTAAACTATTAAAATTAACTATACTTTTATTTAGTTCATCATCATTATCTGTTAGTGAAATAAAGTTTATATCAATTCCATTTCCATTAGAGTTTAGAGATAAATCTATTTTAGATGTAAAATTTGGATTTTTTACAGTAGTAATATTATTTGTATTCAAATTCATATAGCCAAGAGATTCAATCCATGTAAAAACTTCTTTACCAATTAATGGTTTATTCATACCTTTAACTATTAAAGTTGGTACATCTGTGATTATTTCAGGAAGTTTAGGACCATTTGGATTATCAACAGCTATGTATTTATAATTTGTTTCTGTACCTACACGTTTGATTAAATATAGTAAATTAATACAATGAGGACATCTATCACTGTAAAATAGTATATGTTTGTGTGTTAAAGTAGTTTGATCCATAATTATACTATTGGATTATAATATTTTATCATTTTTTAACTTAATAAATATCTAAATATTTATTATTAATGACAGAATATAATGTTCTTGATGTTTTACTTATGAAAAAGAAAAAATATATTGTCTTATTTTCTGGTCTTGATTTTAGTCCAGTTGAACAGATTACAAATGATTTAGCAAAAGATTTTGGTGCAATTGTACTTAATTTTATTCATCTTAGTCTAACTGATTCATTAGACAATGTCAATACACGAGTTAATGATTTGTTATCAAAGTCTAGTTCTGATCCCAAACCTTTTTTTATTATTGGTAAAACATTTCCTTCAGACAAATTAAAAATATCAGTAGATTTACATTTAAATTTAAGTTTACATCCAATTGCAATTCAAAAACTAGATCCACTTAAAAGACCTGAACTTCCACAGATATATACTGATTCAATTAAAACTAATCGTATTAGTAGATATATTAATTTAAAGAAAGAATATGACATATCTGAAATAGAAAATGAAATTTTTACTTTAATTATAGATGATATTGAAAAAAAAGTATATGGAGATCAGTATGAAAAGTTAAGTTCTAATAATAAATCTGATTCTGATCAAACTGAATCTAAACCATCCGTACAAAGTCAATCCAAATTATCATTTAATCCAAATGTTCCAACTATCCAAGAAAAAAAAGCCCTAGCAACAACACAAGCCGAAGAAGAAATTAGAGATTCAATTGATAGTGCAGAAGATTCAATAAGTGCAGAAAAAGATAGTTCAGATGAAGATTTTTTATCTGATGAAGTTAGATTTCTAGGATCTCAAGGTCATAGATATTTAAGCCAAGCTTAAATTAACCTGCTTTAAATTATATCTTGTGAATGATAGTATTTTGGATATGTACACAAACGTAGATGAAAGTAACTAACATCTAGTCCATGAGTTGACACATAAACTTGCCCATGAGTTAATATAAATTGTTTGATTTGATCAACAACAAATTTCCAAAACTCAGTTTTTGTTTCTGGGGGTGCTTGATCAATAAATTCTTTTATTGTTGGATACTGAATAGTTTGATGAGGATATGGTATAATTAGTAATGTATCTCCTGGTTTATTATAAAATGATCTAGCAATTTGATTAATATCTGATCCATCTTGTATTTGTTCTAAAAATGGCGTATAATCCTGTGTTTGAATCAAGTCTAAATCAGGAGATTCAATCCAACGATCTTGGTAGACACTTGAACTAGGATCAGAACCACAAACAGAAGTTTCATAAAAAAATCTAGATTTAATTGTTGGTGGATATCCAAGACCATGAGTTTGAAGTCTGAATAGATGGGTTTCCCATGTATCTAGTTTAAGTTTATCTTCTTGAACTTGTACTTCTTGAACTTGTACTTCTTCTACTTTAGGATTTTCTTCTTGTACTTGAGTAATTCCAAGTCTATCCCAGCTTAACCACACACATATCCCTACTAATAAAACAATTGCACAAACTAAAACAAAATTTATATTTTTATATAAAACCATATAAATTTTATTTAGAAATTATTTTGATCCAATCGTACTCATAAATTCTATTAATTCATCATGTCCAACCCAGTTCATTACATCCCAAGTATATAAATTCCCGTACAGTGGATTATAAATAGATGCCTTTGTAATTATAAGTCCTTTGCGTCTTGCTAATCCCACATAAGTTAATAATTGGATTAATGCTTCAACTCGTGGCTTGGGATCTGAATAAGTTTTAATTTCTATAATATGATCTCCTACTAATAAATCTAAAATACCTTTGATTTGAGTAGTATTATCTCTTATAGTGTATTGAACAAAAATATCATTAGGATCAATATCTTTAAAAAACATAGTACATCCAATTTGAACTGAATATAGCCATTGGGAATAAAAATTAATATCTTCTGGGTTAATTTTATTTATATTAGGTTCATTTTTAAAATTAATCAAATGCTGTAAAGAAATTCTACCTCTGGATATACCTTTGACTAGAGATAATACAAAAATTTCAAAAGCACATGATGAACTTAATTTTTCTGATATATATTTAGAATGAGCAGAAATAAAATGAGGTTTTAAATACTTGATTAGTTTACCTTTGATTTCAATCCCTTGATCAAAATAACATTTTATTCTATCAATCTGTTCTTGTGTTTTAGATCCAAAATTAGTTCCAAAGTTAACATCAAAATAGTTTTTAACAATAGGATCATTTAATTTATCAACATAGTACTTTGATTCCGCTAAACATAACATTTGATAATCATGAGATTCAGGTTTTATACCTTTAGATTGCAACACACATCTCGAAACAAAAAGTTCCATAAAATCACCAAATATATTTGCAATATTTGATATTACTAAATTTCTTCCCTCAAAATAATCTGAAAAATGTATAGGTATTTTTAAATGTAAATAACTTGTTTTAAATCCTATAGATTTGTAATCAAAAATATCTGTACGTATAGTCTCAAAATTTAAATGTATCATTTTACCAATTATATTTGTTACCGAGTTGATATTTGGAAGTTCAAATGGCTGGGCTTCTGGAACTGATGGTATTGGAATATTTAGTGCTAAAATATCTAAAAAATTTTCTTGAGCAGTAATTTCTGATAAGAACTGTGATGGTTTATTTTCTGTATAACATAGAACCAGTTTTTTTTCAGCACGCGTAACTCCTACATAAAATAATCTTCGTTCTTCTTCAATATCTTCACACATAACAGAAGGGAAAACACCTTGTTTAAGATCTAAAATAAAAACATATGGAAATTCAAGACCTTTTGTTCCATGAATAGTTGATAAGATAACTCGATTTTTAATTCGTTGAATATTTTCTCTAGTGGCTTTGTTATCCTGAACAGTTTCTAAATAATAGGTTGGTATTTTTTTTTCAGCAAGTTCTGCTTCTATTTTTTGTAGAGATGAATTATTTCTTGACATAATAACTATATCATGGAGTTTAATATTAGATTCAGGGTCTTTTAACTTGGACTGAATTGCATTAACAAAGAACTCGAGCTCTTCATGTTGATTTTTAAATCCTCTAACCTGAATCTTACTTGGATTTGTTTCATTCATTCCTATTAGCTCTTTTGGTAGTTTATTTTCATTATAACCTAAGATAATATTAGCTAACTCAATTATATTTTTTTGTGATCTATAATTTCTATTTAAGTAAAAATAGTGAGAATTCATATAATTTGAAGTAAATTGTAAAATATATTTGATATTTGTTTTTCTAAAAGTATAAATATTTTGTTGATCATCTCCTACTGTAACTAATAGCTGAGCTGAAGGTGATGTATATAGACGTGTGATTATATTTTCTTGTATTTCATTAATATCTTGATATTCATCTATAAAAATATATTTATGGATATGATTTGATTTATATTTGTCTGTATCTAATAGTTCCCAATACTCGTATAAAAATTTTTCAATTACATCTTCAACTAAATCTACTAAAGAAGATGATTTTTTTAATTTATTAACATATTGATAAGCAATAGAATGAAATGTTCCAATAGTCATTAGTCCAATTTGATTTTCACTCAAATACTCACCCAACCTATCTTTTAACTCTCCGGCAGCATTACGTGTAAATGTAGTAATAAAAAAATGTTCTGGTTTACAACCTAAATCTTTTATCATGTGAATAATTTTAGATATAATAGTTGTTGTTTTACCAGAACCAGCACAGGCAATTACACACATTGAGTATTTGAATTGAATAAATTCATTATTAGTTGCTATTTCAAGCTGTTCAGGATTTAGCTTTGATAAATATGGAATAGGATCAGGAAAATCCATTTAAACTTATTATAATTTACAGATTAATTCTTTATATACAAACTCGGAAACAAAAAATATATATGAATTGATAAAATAAAAAATTTATTATCTTTAATGATGATGTTTTAGCTTTTGTAAAAAGAATATACAGGAGTAATTGCTAACTAATCTAAAAATTGATAAATCAGCCACTGGAAAGTTTACTATTAGTTGTAATTTTATTATAACAAAATTATAACAAAATTATATTTAAAATAATATACAGAGACTTATACAACAGGACTAAGTAAACTTGCGCTATTGTTATGTCTCTTGCAGAGACTTATACAACAGGACTAAGTAAACTTGCGCTATTGTTATGTCTCTTGCAGAGACTTATACAACAGGACTAAGTAAACTTGCGCTATTGTTATGTCTCTTGCAGAGACTTATACAACAGGACTAGATGTTTCCATTGCAATTCCGCAAATTCCTTTGGTAGAACTTTCAACTGAATTTCTTGCAATATAGATATAACCAGCATCACCCCAACTAGTTGACCAAGAGTTCTTAACAATATAATAGTCTTGTCCAGATGATGATGTACCAAATCCTACAGCTAAAACACCATGATCCAAATTAGTACCACAACTAGTATCTGAATAAACTCCAGATTTGTAAAGTTGGAATGATTTAGCATCAGCTTCAATAGCAACTGAAACTGGTTGAGTTTGAAGAGCAAGAGTTAAGGCAAGTTCATTAGCAGGAACATCATAACATCCACTAAGTTTGACCACAGGGCTAAAACTTTGACAACTGTCTGCAGTTTTAGTTATTCCAGAAACATAAGGATAAGCAGTTTCAGTAGTAATTCCATTATCCATAATGTATGAAAATGCATAATCCATCATACCACCATTACATCCGTGATTTCCATATGAACCTGCACAGTCCACCAATTGTTGTTCAGAAAGTGACTTTAGTGATCCTGTCTTGATAGCATAAGCACCTTCTACAGCACCAGTAGTAGAAAAAGACCAACATGATCCACATTGTCCTTGGTCCTTGACTCCTGTAACAGCACCATTTGATCTCCAATCAACACTAGAACCAATAGATCCAGAAAAGATCTTTGCTTTACAGTAGTTCTTTGGAAGACCAAGACTTTGTTTTTGAAGAAACTCTCTGTACTCACCATTAGTCATATCAGCCCAAGGTGTGACTCCAACAGTCCAAGTATGACCTTTTGTATTTTCAACATCAGCCCAATCCATATTGTCTTGGAAAATAGCGAATCTATCAACAAGATTAGCAAGTGAACTATATTGTTTTAAAGGTAAATGACCATTACTAATAATAAAATTAGCAAATCTAGGAAAAGTCTCAAGTAAATGTGATCTCAAATTATTGTTAGTAAATACAATACATTCATTAATTGTTCTAACAGTTTGATGATTGCTATGCATATAATCATTACATACAGCTTGAAGATTTCCAGAAAAAAGATCACAAACATGTTCAACTGATGTACCATTAATCATTTGTGCCTGAGAAAATGCCTGTTCAGTTACACACATAGCGAAATTAGAAGTAATAGATGATTGAGTTACACCAAGACTAAGAGCTAAACTTCCTATTAAAAATAAAGTATTAATTAGTTGCATTAATAATGTATATATAGATATTATTTTTTTAAATAATTTTGTGCATAATTTTTATCTTGAAATATATTAATGGGAATTATATTTTATAGTATAGGAGATTGGGGTAAACTTACTCAAGGTTTACTTGATACAGCTAAATCTATGGGTTCATTATCAGAAGTAAAAAAACCAAATTTTATTTTAAGTTTAGGTGATAATTTTTATCCAAATGGTGTAACAAGTACTACAGATGATAAATGGGAAAATACTTTTAGAAGAATATTTGACCATCCTAACTTGTTTTGTTCATGGTATTCAATTTTAGGAAATCATGATTATATATTTAATCCTCAAGCACAAATAGACTATTATAAAGAAAAAAAAGATACACGTTGGGTTATGCCATCTAGATATTATCATTTTACAAAAACTTTTGGTTCTTCAACACTTCAAGTAATTTGTTTAGATACAGTAGAACTTGATTTAATTTCAGCACAATATTTGTTATCTAAATCAGTAATCAAAAGAGAACAACTATCTCAATCTAAATCTGATTCACAATTAGCCTGGTTAGAACAAACATTGATGAGCTCAACTGCAGATTGGTTAATAGTTATAGGACATTATAATATGTATACAGGTGGATGGCATGGATCAAATAGAAATTTAATTAATATGTTAAAACCAATTTTTATCAATTATAAAGTTGATATGTATTTTGCGGGACATTGTCATAATTTAGAGCATTTGTCTGATTCTGGTATAGAATATATTATTTCAGGATCAGGAGCAAAAACAGGTAAAACATCAAAGATTTATCAATCAAAATTTGATTATGGAGATTGTGGATATACTATACATGAAATTAATGGATCTATACTAACAACTTCATTTATTGATTCAGAAACTTCTAAAGTATTATATTCATTTGATTTAGAACAAAAAAGAAATTTATAAATTTAAATTTGAGATGAAATTGATTCAAAAGTTTTTATTAAACTTTTTACAGTATCTTGAAGAATTTTTGAAAATGTTTTTCCTTCTGTTTTATACTTGATTACTAACTCATTAATCTCAGGATGATCAATTTTATATCCACAAAATGCTATATTAGAATGATCTTGTAGTCCTCTAGTTAGTAAATTTCCTAATGTATGATTTTCATTTTCAATTGAAATTTCAGCATCATACTCTACATTTGGATTATCAATTGATGCCATTTCTAGTTTATCCAAAATAATTTTTTGAATTGACTCAAGTTTTTGTATAGCAATTAAACAACATCTTTTAATAATATCTTCTTCTTCAAGTTGTCTTATTGATTCAACAGTTATCACAAATGTATTTTCATCAATTTCTTCATGTGCAAAAACACTCACAGAAGAATAAATTGAATTAAACATTGGAATATTAAAATCTGCAACTGCAGAACATATAAAATCTTCTCCTGGTTTTAACTTGATAATTAATGTTTCGCGAGGATATACATCTGGAATTTTTTTATCATTCAAGAAGAATGATGTAAATTTTTCATTAGTTGTTACACACATTATTTCATTAGTACGATTACGTGCTTCTATATACATATGTAAATTATTTAGTAGTTCTTTCTTTTTTTCTTCAATTTCTTCAAGTTCTTGTAAACTATCTTTTTTAGAACTAAAAATAGATGTATTTGCTTGTACTTCTAAATCAAGACATTTGGAAACAAGATCTGGGCTATTTGGAACAATTGGTTTAGAATAATTTGCATTAATAATTGGAATATTTGCAATTCGGAGCTTCATCTGATCTTGATTAAATATCGATGTATTTGCTTCAATTGTAATATATTCAGGATTCCATGCAAATGAACCTAATAAACTAAGTCCAATTCTACTCAATGTATTAATAATCACATAATTAATATCAGACCCAGAAAGTTTAAATTTTAAATAGTTTGAACCATAACCATCAATAGGATTTGATTTTTCAACTAAAGTATATTTTGTACTAGAAGAAGGCATCTGTTAGATATATAACATATATTACATATTTATTTGCTTAAATAAATATAAATGCAATTTTTTACCAAAGGTTAAAATAGCCCTTTAGGCAATTTTTTACCAAAGGTTAAAATAGCCCTTTAGGCAATTTTTTACCAAAGGTTAAAATAGCCCTTTAGGCAATTTTTTACCAAAGGTTAAAATAGCCCTTTAGGCAATTTTTTACCAAAGGTTAA